CTGTTAGCAGCTTGAAAAGCCTCGTTTATTCGCTGCTCTTCAATTCTTTGAGCGGCTAAATCTTCAGTGGCTTGCCCGCCGCGCGATAGATTCAAAAGCTGCTGAGTGCCTGCGTTCATTGCCATGGTTAGCGTACTTTCTGGACGATGCCGTAAGCGGTGAAATTAAGATGGTTTCCAGCAGAAGCAGAAACACCTAAGGAGCCATTCTTCTGAACAGTAATCCCAGAGCCCTGACTTGCTGCTTCGATAACCTCAACAGAGTAACCATTGATTGTCTTGTTATAGACCAAAGCATTCGCAGTAGCGTAAGTCGCAGCAGTATCGTTGTGGTATAGGTGATACTGAACGTTATTGTTGGTGATGTTGCAGATTTGAATGCGCGTGATTTCGGTAGTTGCAAGCGCAGTAAACAACGTCTGGGCAGTAGTCGTCGCAGGCAATACCTGCCCCAACTTACCACCAAACAGTTCCGACCTATCGCTGACCATTTATCTTTGCCCTCAGGTCTACACCAAAAGCCTTCTCGAATCCTCCCGCAATGGTCACCCGGACCCTGTGGAAGCGGGCGCTTCTGCGAATGTCGAAAGCCCCATCGTTGTTCATCGAGACCGAGGCATCGTAGGAAACCTCGTCCCTCTGGTTAGCTCGATAGCCGTGCTCCACCGTAATCGTGGAAGTAGGTCCTTCGATGATTGGGCGGGTCTGGTCAACGTAAGCAACACGCCCTGGTTGAGCGTCGAACTCCTTGGACTCCAGAACCGCTGTAAGGGGCGTTCCTTCAAACACGCCGGAGTTATTGGAGGAGTTAAAAGCCCCGATATTGATTCTGCCCGGAGCCCACACAGGGTCGTCCAGAGAAGCAGTGAGCGCGTCTAGACTTCCCGTAATCGCGTCCAGCCCGTCTAGTGTGTACCCAGGGCCCACATAAGCGTGCAGGGCGTTTGTTTCAATCTCCGCAATAGAGAAAGTTCCAGAAGGCCAGTGGTAAACCAGAATCTTATTGGGCTGCGGAACTTGAGCGTCCGCTCCTACATAAGACCAAAGGATAAGCGAGCGCCGGAGGTCTGCCGCGCTGCTCATGCGGTAATAGTAGTTCGGGTCTGCATCATTAAAGAACCAGCGCGCCACCTTCCCAGAACCAAGATTCTGCGACTGCTCTCCATCAAAGATGTAAATGTCATCGTTGGAGATATAGAACATGACGTTCCCAGCATCACACACAGAGCCAAAGGAAACAGCCCCACGCTTACGCTCTGCCGGATAAAAGCCAAAGGTTGTTGGAGGGCCTTCGCGCTCCATCCTGACAATGCCGCGCTCGAAGAATACGTTCCCTCTGTCTCCACCAAGGATGCGGACAATAGAGCCATAGTTTCCAGCAATCTGCTGGTAATCTGATTGCGTCGTTGGGCTTGGCGTCCATGCAGTTTCGTCGCCAAACCCAGACCATCGAACCGTTGTATCCGAATCTTCCGTATTCGCCAAAACCACGAAGTCACCAACTACCGCAATAGATGTAGCTTTAGTCGGGCTCCCTGAAAGATTGTCAAAGTTTGTTCCGCCCATCGTAATAACTTGGACTTCATCAACGCTGTTGGTCGCGATAACCTTATCGCCGAACTTGGCAAAGTCCCAGACAGTCTGAGCGCCTGAAGTATATGCACTTGCGGTTCTGGATACGTTCGTCCACCCAGTTCCGGAGAGGTTATAGAGCTTTGTCGCATCTCCCGCGTAGATATACTCGTTGCCTGCGGTATCGGTGACGCTGATTGCTCCTCTAGCGTAGGCGCTTAGAGCTGTGTTTGAAGTCGTCTGAAGGCCATAGAAAGGCAAGAACAAGTCTCCATTAGGAACCACGTTCTTAGCCGTAATGGAACCAGGATTAGCCAGACTTCTTTCATCTGGCAACCAAGCCCCGAAAGGAAGTCTCTGCGAGGGCATTAGGCAGCCACCGCCTTGATAACCGCGAAGTTAAACACCGGCTGCTCTGTCGTTGTTCCGCCAGTTGTAGCAAATGAGATACGGAACGAGCCCGCAGCTACCGCCGTGACGTGCATCATGTACAGGTCCGTCCCGCTCTTCTGGCTGAGGACAACCACGTCAGTTGCGGCCACCGTGCTATTGGTTACGGTAAAGCTTTGCCAAGTCGCAGTGCCTGCCGCAGAGACCAGCGTAATCGCGCCGTTCGTCTTGTTCAGCGTGACGCCTGTCGTTCTGCTGGTGGCCTGAGTAACTGCGCCACCCGTCCCTGTCCCGTAGCCAAGCCCGGCGGTGTCCTTGGTCATTGTGAATCCGGTATCGGCAACTCGGCAGACTTCGGCAGCAGTTGCCGCGTTGGCCGCAGCGCCGAATCGAATCGTTCCGCCTCCTGCTGTACCAACAGCAGAGCCTAAGATGTAAGCGCCAACTGCGGCGTTATCAAGGTCTGGACTGTAGAACTCGATTTTACCCATCGGCTGATTAGCCGCCGTCGTAGTATCCGCATCCGTAAATCGAATGACGTTTAGCGGAGCATCTCCAGTCAGCCCATTGTTGTTTGCTCGGATATCAAGCATTTGCTGAGGCGTCGTAAACGAAGTCCCGAGCGCAAGATACCCTTCTGGAGAAAGGGACATCTTAAGTGTTGAGCTTGTCGCAGAAGCAGAAGTGGTCGCAAAATTGATACGCGAAGGAATGGAAGTAGTAGCAACTGTCCCGGCTACTTGGGCAGAAATATATGCCCCTGAATTGAACGTTGGAGAGGCGTCATTGTCTGCGCCATTAAACTGAATAATCCCGAGATTATCTCCATCAGCTACCGCAGTAAGGGTTCCGACTGTTCCGCTTTTGCTCTTGTTAATAACGAAAGAGCCACAAAATGTGGCGGTATTATTCCAGTTAAAAATCTGAGAAGAGCTGGTCGCCGCAGTAGTTCCGTTAATTTGAGAAGAAGGAGTTACTGCCGTTGTAAAAACCTTACTGGAAATAGCGGTTGTATGCCCCTGAACTAACTGCCCCGCATTATTAACAATAAAAGGAGTGGAGTCAGGATTGGTGCTGTCCTCAATCTCTAGCGAGTTACCCGTGCCAAGCTGCGTGACGCGCAGAGCAGCGTTAGTGTTGTCGGTGACGCTGATTACTGTGCTGCCGCCAAAGTAATTAGGCGCATCTCCTGCGGCATAGAATTGATACCGACTAGTGCCAGAAGCAGCAATATTCGAGTAAAAACCGTAGTTATTCGTGGCCTGAGTAAAGGCGAGAAGCCCTCCTGCATAAAATCCATATTGATTCGTAATGGAGCCTGCCGTAACGGTAATTCCGGCTGTAGAAAAACTTGATGCTCCAGTAAGTCCAACAGGGGTGCTATAAGTCCGGTTATCGTAAAAACCACTTGTAGTTAGCCCCATGTCCCCGGTTGTATGGAACTTTGAGGATTCAAGTCCGGCGCTTACGGTCATTAGCCCAGTGCTGTTCGCAATGGTCGCAGAAGCAGTCCCGTCCTTGGCTTTTATGTTTGTGACTTCCAGCGTCGTGATATCGATCGCAGGAATAGCGGAAGCATTTAAAAGCTGGAACTGAGTCCCGTCGTAGACCACCGTATACATGAGTCCGGAGACAATTTCTCCGCCCGTCAAAGCCGCTCCGTTAAACTGAACAGCCTTGGCCCCAAGAGAATCCACGTTAATCGTGGTGGCCCCGGTGTTCGTTCCGCCCGCCTTGAACGTGTATAGGTCGCCCTGGGCATAGGCTGTCATCGTTCGGCTTGCGGCCAAGGTAATCGTGTTGGTTCCTGCCGAGGTATTCACCCCGTCCGTGTCAGAGCGATACCGGCTGATAGCCGCCATGACCTCTCGGGCAGCATCATTGACGGTCGAAGGGGCCATGCCCTCCGGGAATCCGTTCGGCGGAGAGGCGTTATTGGAAGCGGCGGTATTCGACCAAGTTTGGATGTCACTCATAGAATTTTCTCTGAAGCTGGATGGAGAGAGGCCCCTGCGACTGGTGGCCACGCAAATACTCAGCCGAGGCAAGCGCCGCAGCTTCCTTATACTGATTCGCCCACAATGCTGCTTCGTCCTCGGCCATCAGGTATCTGTTCGCCCAGAACATTGAGGCGGACAGGTAAACGTCGGGGAATTTGGTCAAAAGCCAATTTGTGGTGTTGGTATTGCTCAATGCCGACACGCCGGGGAAGTAGACTATTTCGTAGGCGTAAGAGTCGTCAGGTGCTACGTCAAACTCGAAAACATCCGACATTGCGAAGAAGGCAGGCTTGCCGGTGCCCGAGCGTTGATACTGCCTCAGTTGCTCATCTGAGACATAGGTCAGGACAGCCGCAGGGTCCGCTGTCAGGGTAAAAGAGGTCAATTCTTGGAAGTCAGCCGGAAAGGCTAGGCTGTTCGTGCCGGAGGTTAGGCTTCCGGTCGTGCGGGTCTTGTTTCCCCGGACTCCGCCCATGTTCCCGGCGGTGCGCGGTAGGGGAGGGCGCTTAAACATCGATTCCGCCAACTGGATGAAGTTAGCGGTCTGGGCTGTCGTCAGACTGGAGCGCGCAAGCCAGTCTGTTATGGCGCTTTGTAAGTCCGAATAAGTAGAGATTGCCATCTCGGCCCCCTTTTGGTAGGCCTAGATTATACCTTTTTTTTCCTCGCAGTAACTCGCATGTCCCTAGCGGCTATGTGGGTCTTGGGCTCCTCTACCGCAATCAGCTCAAAGCCCAATTCCTCCAGAACGTCGGTTAGCTCAACCATGGACCAAGCCCATTTGTGGGTCATTTCCTCGCTTTCATAGTTAGGGTCTCCGTACATGGCCCACATAGTCATCCGGGCGTCGAATTGCTCTCCGTTCTGAACCCTGTCGAACATATATCCCAGAATCTTATCGAAGCAGGGCATTTCTAAGACAATCTTCCCGCCAGGTTTCAGCACCCGCATCCAGTCTTTCAGGATTCCCTCTACCTTCCAGCGGTGGAAATGCTCTAGGACATGATAGGCATGGACCTCGTCTGCGTAGTCGTTTTCAAACGGCAGGCGCTCGCTGATGTCAGCCTCGAAATCTGGCCTAATCCCTGACCAGTTGCTGGGAAGGTCCACATTGATGAAACCCGGCATCAACTTATGCCCGCAACCTAAATTAAGCCTGATAAGACCTTGTTCCATTTTTCCCCCACTGTTTTAGGGCTGAATCGCTCTCGGACGTATGCCTGCGCCTCTGCAATGCGGTCTGTAACGTCCAGCGTCATGGCCATTTCCAAGCCCTGAGCGATGTTCCCAACCCAGATTCCGGGAATCTCTCGATAGGCTGGAAGTTCGCCGCAAACAGGGAACCTTCCCGCCCGGATTGCTGTCACGGCTCGGTTGGCGCTCTTGCACTGCCTACGTCCTGTAGGAAGCAGCACAGCGCGACATCTACCTAGCTCCCTTACTAGGGCGTCAGGGCTCCACATTTCGCACCACGGAGCTTCTATGTTCGTCAGAATGCGTAGCGGGTAACGGATGTCTTTATGTACGTTGTACAGGTCTGGCAGGTTGATTCGGTGGCCGAACCATAAAACCCCTTCACCCATGCCCGGCGGGCTCTCTGGGTGTTCGTAGGGGTCATCAATAACTATTGCATCCCTGCCTGTTTTGTCATGTATTAGGAGACGCATCGTCTCGCTATTACAGGTAACGACATCTGCCTTCTCGCAGGCTTCTAGGTAGTGCGGGCCTTTGTGTGGGTCGTCGAACCAGTCATCGCAGACATCAAAGACTACCTTTCGGTATTGATACCGCACGGCAGCATTCCAGCGCCAGTTGTGCTTCGAGCAGACAAGGATATCTGTCCCTTGCTTCCATCCGAACTTGGAAAGTTCCCTGAATGGGATGATGTTTCTTAGCCTTGTCGAGGCAATGGTTTCGTCGGTCTGTTGGAATGTGACGTTCACATAACCCCCAGCTTTTTTAGCACTCCCTCCGCATGAACAGACTTGCCCATCAGCTCGATCCATGAGCAGGAGGCGTTCATGGACTTAAATTCTTCCTGCCATTCCTCGGCGTAGTCGCATCCTCGGACCTCAGCAAAATGAGGGACGCCCTGGGTGAAATGCACTAGCTTTGCTGGCGCTTTCTCCTCGTATCCAACACAGAAGTTCCACTCTTGCGGGATGTCTCCGACGTTCTCGGCCCACTCGAAAGTGCTGGGTTTAGTGTTCTCGTCGTCGATGTATTCAGGGGTTAGTTTCTGGCAGAGGGCGTTATCAAAGACCATCAGAGAAGGCCATTCGAAACGCTGTTGGTGCTTTGCAACATAGACCTCGTGGTTACCGTCTACCAACCTCCCGAGTTCGTGAACATCTCCGAGGACCAGCATGTCGGAGTCCATGAATACGGAGATTCCTCGGTAATTACAGAGGAACGGGGGAAGGTATCGGGAGAAGGTGAAGTCTGTCAGCCCCCGCCTAGAGATGGGGAGCTGAGGAAGGACAAGGGGGATAATCTGAACGGGCTTAGAGGCTCGCCTGATTATCGACCACTGGAGGACGTTGTAGGAGACCGGAGAGCGCGGATCGATTCCGATGAAGATACGCATTTCCTCAACCTTTCAATGATGTCGTTTATATAGTTATCGTGCCGGTTCAAGAACTGGACACTCTTATACCAAGGGGTCTGTTCGTGCCAGTGGGGCGTAGAATGCACCGCAACAATGGCAGGAACCCCCAGCGCACCGGCGGCATGGTAAGCCGTTGTCGGCACGCAGACCACCGCATCCAGACAATCAATCAAGGCTATCGTGTCCTCATAGTTGTCTGTCTGGGTTCCCCACGGGAAGTCATGAATCGGGAAGCCCTCGGTGTCGCGCTCTTTATATTCCAAGCTGATGAAGTCCGCATCTACCGATTCAAAGATAGGCCGCCAGTCCTCAAGCTGGACATTCCGGCTGAACCATCCATGAGCCCCTGGCGTTCCTCCAGTCCATGCAATCCCTACCTTCGGGCGCTTCCCTAAACTCCTCAGCAGAGCCGCCCACTGGAACCGTTTAGCAGGGTGAGGGGTAAGGTAAGGGGTTCCCGGAAAGTCTTTAACAGAACGCCTGTAGAACCGCTGTAGTTCGCTCATCGAGCATTGATAGTCGGCCTCTACCTTCCACTCGATTTCCTTCTGGAACTGCCCTCCGTAGACCTCAATTCTGGGAAAGGCTGCTTTAAATACACTTTCCAGCTTGGGGTGACAGACAAGCTGTTTGACGTTGGCATTCTTCAGGGTCGTGCAGAAGGCAATCTGGTCGCCTAAGCCCTGTTCTGCATAAACCAGAAGCCTGCCTTTCTGTCCCTCCCAATCTGGGAGGCCATAGTTCTGTTTCTCTCGAAACGCCTGATGTCCCATTCCTCGGGCGTAAGCATCCCAGCCTTCTCCGTATCGCTGGGTATGCAGACAAGCAAAGCCAAGAGCCACATGGCCCTGCGGGTGCTCCTCCAAAGGAATTGCCTTGCGTGCATATTCCTCGGCCTCCTTAAATCGATAGTTCACCGCATGGGCAAACGCAATCGAACGCAGGACAGACGGATTGTCAGGCGCTAGCTCTTCTGCCCTCAGCATAGAATCTACTGGGGCCTTGTCAATCAGGGAGGCTTCGCACGTTCCTCGGACCAGCCAGCAACGCCAGTCATCAGGGGCTAGGGCTGTGAGTTTCTCGGCTACCGCTAGAGCAAGAGGGCTCTTCTCGGTATCAATAAGGATTTTCGACATGAGGAGCAATGCCTCAATGTCGTAGGGGTTCCGGGCCAACAGCTGCATAACCGTATGGCCGGAGAGCTGATAGTCCCCCCGGCCATAGGCTTTTTCTGCAACTTGTAGGTCTAGACTCGTCCCGTTCCCGTTCTCAGGTATCGCCATTCTGGGTCGTTCAAAAGTCGTTTAATACCGGGGGTGTGGTCTTTGTTAAAGACATCTACCCCGTAATCCTTTTTCC